ATCGCCGACACCGCCGCGCAGATGAGCCTCGACCAGCGCGGCGCAGTCGGCGCAGCATCCGCCGCCGAGTTCAAGTACCGCGGCAACAGCATTCCCGGCGAGGGCAAGAACGCAGGCACAGACTTCGAAGCCTCATTCATCGGCGACGACAAGCCGAGCATGATGGCGAAGGTCGGCCCAATCTCGACGCGCTGGGGAATCAACGCGGCCTTGTCCAACTCCGATTCGCAACTCGCAAGCCGGTTCGGAAACATCGTCGCGTTCGACAACCTGCCGAAGAAGAACGGGCGAATCTACGGCGCGGGCGATATGTGGGCAGAGTCCGGCGCAAAGCGTCAGACTGCCGACTTGTTCCGCGGCATCGAAGAGGACTATCGCGGGTATGCGAAGGCTGGCGGCGAACTGACGCGCTCGCAGTACAGCGAGGAAATCGGCAAGGCGGTACGTCGGGGCGTCGATGGCTACGACGGTGCGGCACAGGTCAAGTCATCCGCCAAGCGCGTGCAGTCGATGTATGCCGAAACGCTCGCGCTACAAGAGCGGCACGGCGTCAAGGGCGCTGGCGACGTAAACGCGAACGTGACCTATTTCACCCGTCGATGGCTTCCCGATCGCGTGGACCGGGCGATTCAGGAACACGGCAACGAGAAAGTGCTTGGGCTTCTCTCGGAAGCGATCGCGGCAAAGAACGATTGGGCGACACCAAAGCAAGTCGTCGCGATGGCCGAAGCGATCATCAAGAACGGTGGCCGACCGGGCAAGATGGCGAACCCGCTCGGATTCCTTGAAGGCTCGCTCGATGAAATCGCGCGCGACTTGGCCGAGTCCAACATGGACCCCGCGCAGGTCGAAAGCATCGTGACGATGCTGCGAAGCAAGTACAAGCCCGCGGGCGACGGGCAGAACCCGCGCAACCTCAAGTACCGCATCGACATGGACGAGACGCATTCGGTCCAGACGAAGAAAGGTCCGCTCTCGGTCGAAGATCTACTCGACAACAACGCGCACCGCGTCACCCGTTCTTACATCCGAAGCGCGTACGGCAACTCTGCCGGCGCGGAAACCCTCCGGGTGCTCTCGCCCGATCCAAAGAACCCGCTCACGTTCGAAGGAATCCTGACCCGCGTACGCGAAGAGGCGCAGGCCAAGAACCTTGACCGGACCCGCATCGAAGGCGACATCCTCAAGATGGAGGCGGCGTGGAAGAACATGGTCGGCCTTCCGATGAGCGACGACGTTGCGAACTCTCGACTGTGGAAGGCGGCGGGCATTCTCCGATCCGGACTGTCGTCGTCGATGATCGGCAACTGGTACACGGGCTTGACCAACGCAGCCGAACCACTGGCGGCGCTTGCGCACCCCGAGACACTTGGCCGCATGTTCCCGGCGCTTCCTGAACTCTTTGCCGCGGCGAAGAACGGCAAGCCATCTGCCGCGACGCTTCGAGACTTTGAATTCCTGACGGGGCGAGGGCTTGACCAGATCACGGGCGCTATCGACACCTACATCCCCGTCCATGGCGAGTCGATTGACGTTGTGCTTGCACGCGGGCAACAGGTCGCACAGAAGGCCCGCAACGTGTCCGGCGCAGTCAGCGGCTTCAACGTCGCGAACAACTGGGGCTACCGCCTTCTCGGTCACGACATCCTCCAGAAGTGGGGCGACTGGGGCAAGAGCGGGAAACTCCCGCCGAAGACCGTGCTGGCAGAGTTTGGCTTGCAGGACGAGGGCCTTGTCCGCACAGTCATGGCGCAGATCAAAGAGCACGGCCAATCGGTCAAAGGTCCGCAGACCGGCGTGCAGATGTGGGATCTGCACCTTGAGAAGTGGACCGACATCGAGGCAATGAGCGCGTTTCGCGCAGCCGTCTACGCCGAAGCAGGCACGCGCTTCGTCAATCCGCTTCCGAACCAGCTCGCCCGATGGATGAGTACCGACTTCGGCAAACTCTTTGCGCAATTCCGCACGTTCAACATTGCCTCGTGGGATTCCAAACTCCTCCAGGGCATCAAGAGCAAGAACCTCGCCCACGTTCGCATGTTCGCGGTGAACGGCGGATTGTCCGCTGCCCTCTACTCGCTCAAGGTCTACAGCGACTCGCTCACGCGCGAGGACGGGCAGGAGTATCGCGACGAGATGTTGAGCCCGAGTCACATCGCGCGAGTGGCCTTCTCGCGTTCGTCGTATATGTCGATGCTGCCAGCGGCGGTTGATGCGGCGGTCGCGCCAGTAACCGGCGAGGCGCTCTTCTCGTTCTCCCGAGGCTCAGGCATTCGCGGCACAGGCCTTATGTCGGTCCCCCTCATGGACTGGATGGGCGGCACCGTCGATGGCGTTGGCGGCGCGATTCGTCACATCTACGACCCCGATTACTCATTCTCGATGCAGGACCTTCGGAACGTGCGTCGCTCGATCCCGTTCATCCCCCAAGTTGAACCGCTCGTCAAGGGCATCGACCTCCTTGGCCGCGCCGTCGGACTTCCAGAGAAGAGCAAGGACTGACAAATGAGTGACGAAACCAAATCGAAGTCGCAGTCAATCGACGACGCGATTGCAAACGCGCTGCTTGACGCGCTCGAAAACGGCGTGATCGCGCTCGACGACGAAGGCAAGCCCGTCAAACTCAGCCCTTCGCCCGCGATGATCACGGCGGGCATCAACTACCTCAAGAGCAAGGGCGGCGCAGACCCGGCGGTGATAAACACGCCCGCCGGCGACCTGCAGGAGCGGATGAGGAAACACCCGCGACTCGTTGGTTCGAACCCCGAGATTCTGAAAACCCCCATCGAAGACTTAGACGACCGCGCACAGCAGCGTGCATAAACCGTGAGACAACCCAAAGACCCCGCCGTTCTCGCCGCGTATCTCAAGCGGCTGGACGAGGACGTGACGTTCTTTGTGCAGGAACTCTGGTACGCGATCGGCTCACAGCGCGAAACCGGTGACGGCACGCTGATCGGCAAGGCCCCGCTCACCAAGGTCGAATTCGCGTTCATCGGTTACATCACGGACCCGTCCTACGGCACGATCCGCGGGGCGCTCGCCACCCGAGGGTTCGGCAAGACCTACCTCGAATCAGCAGCCGTCGCGTGCTGGCGGCTCTACCGCGACCACCGGCGCAAGATCGTCATCATTTCGAAGGGCCAGCAGTCGATCAACCGCACCTCGACCCTCATTCGCGGCTGGATCGGGTCAGTCTGGTTCCTGAATCACCTGCTCCCCCGCAAGGGCCAGCGCGACAGCGTGACGGCCTTCGACATCGGTCCCGGCGGGGCAGATCGCCAGCCGTCCGTGTCCGTGCTCGGTATCAGCGGCCAGCTTGAATCGAACCGCGGCCACACCGTCATCTTCGACGACTGCGAAACCAAGGCCAACTCGATCACCTTCGAGTCGCGTGAGCGGCTTTGGACCCTGCTTTCCGATGCCACCAACTGGCTCTACCCCAGCATGTCCATCGAGGCGGGCGAGTGCCGCGACCCGATGGAAATCCTCCACACGCTCACGCCCAAGCACGAGGAAACCTACGCCCGTCGGCTTGAGGAAGAACTGGGCGTCACGGTCTTCGCCTTCCCGCTCTGTGCTCCGATGCCCGACGAGCACACGTTCACGCTCCACCCGACCCTGCAGGGCATGATCGACACGGGCGAAATCAAGCCCGGCGAGTGCTTCCTGTCGCACCGGTTCACGCCCGCCGACGTTGCCCTACGGCGCATGAACCGCAGCGAGTGGCTGCGCGAGAACCAACTCGTCCGCACACTCGGCGACGCCGATCAGTACCCGCTCAAACTCGAGAACTTCATCGTCTACGACAGCGACGGCCCGACCGCCCCCCTCTTCCTCCAGTGGGGCAAGTCGCACAACGACGCCTCGACCGCCTGCCAAGACATCAAATCACACGGCATCGGCACCGACGTCTTCTACCGTTCCGCCCACGTCCCCAACGAACACGCCCCGTTCACCGGCACGCGCATGCGGATTGACCCCGCGGGCAAGGGGGCGGACAAGACCGGCTTTGCCGTCGTGAGCCACCTCAACGGCTTCTACCATGTCCGCCGACTCGGGGGCCTCTCGGGCGGCGCAACTGACGCGAACATGGCAACGCTCGCCAAGATCGCGTACGACACCAACTGCACACAGATCAACGTCGAAGAGAACTTCGGTGGCGACGCCTACGTCAGCCTCCTTCAGATCCACGTTCGACGCCTCCAGTGCGGCAAGGGCGAGCGATCCGACAAGCCCGAGGGCTTCGCCTGCCACGTCAATGGCGTCCACTCATCCGGTCAGAAGGAACTCCGCATCATCGACGGCATTGAGCCCGTCCTGAACGCCCACCGCATCGTCATCTCGACCAGCATCGCCGCCAACCCCACCTTCCAGCACCAAGTTTCCCGCATTACCCGCGACCGCGGCTGTCTCGAGCACGAAGACGAGATCGACGCCCTTGCCGGCGTTCTCGCCGACTGGCAAGACACCTTCCGCGCCGACCACCGCGACCCCGCCAAGGCCGCACAGGACAACGCCATCAAGGAGTGGATGGCACGCGCCCAAGGCCAAGGCAAGCCCGTCTCGTGGCTCAAGCACAACCGAATCCCCGCCTGAGGAACACAATGCCCACCACCAAGCCCACGCCCCGCATGCCGAAGTTCTACAGCGTCCTCGACATGCACAACCTGCCCC